AGAAAACGAGGATATGATGATGCAAGCAACACCGCAGGTTCGCTGCCGCGCAGGTAGCTCAGAAAGACGCATCCGTGGGTCGCATCACGGCTGGAGCGTTCGCTGCCGCGCAGGTAGCTCAGAAAGAGTCCGCCGAGCGCGAAATGTAGAGGTTCAGGTTCGCTGCCGCGCAGGTAGCTCAGAAATCGCCGGACCAAGAAAAAATGAAGTTCAAGATGTTCGCTGCCGCGCAGGTAGCTCAGAAATATCTGCCTTGACGGTCGCGCAGGTCGAGTTTGTTCGCTGCCGCGCAGGTAGCTCAGAAAGTTGACGTGCGCGGAGTCGAGAACTGCATTGCGTTCGCTGCCGCGCAGGTAGCTCAGAAATGCAGATGTCAGGCGGCTGGACACGAGCCAACGTTCGTTGCCGCGCAGGTAGCTCAGAAAACCCAAGGCTGTGATTTTGTGAGGCTAACCTCGTTCGCTGCCGCGCAGGTAGCTCAGAAAATGGTGCGAGCTGGACCGCGTTCGTGGCTTGCGTTCACTGCCGCGTAGGCAGCTCAGAAAGAATTGCCCCGGAGGGATCGGTTTGGGTGGTTGTTCACTGCCGCGTAGGCCTATTGGTCAGGCTGTTACCCCCGTGACCTGGTGGGGGATGATAGGAATGAGGAACAGAAAATAAGCCGAAATTGAGAATAAATAACGTCTGGACAATGGGTTAAATGGATGCGAATTAAAAGAGTGAAACTGCGCGAATTGGATGCTTTGGCGGGTGGAAGGCTGAAATGCTGGCTAAAAATGGCCTGGAATTCTCCACAGAGTTGAGAATAATTATGTGAGGAACTGGTAGATCAGGTCGAGCACTGTGGAAGTTGTTGCTGGTGATATCTCGGCGAATCGTCGCGGCGGGATGTCTCCCCATGGGACAGGCGAGCCGTGTTTCGTGGTGCCGAATTGACCCTTGTTGGCGCCAAAGTTCTGGGTGGTGGCATAAACCAGGTTGGTGCCGGCTATGGCGAATGTGGGGCCTGAATCGGAAACCAGGCTGGAGACAAGGCGGCCTGTGCGCTGGAGTTTTTTACCGGGCCAGTACCCCAGCTTGGTGCGCTGTTTAATGGTCGAGTCAGCCAGACGTTGCCAGGGCGTTCCGGTCTTCGGATCTGCTTCATCGACGAAGGCCTGCTTCATGCCTGACAACAACTCGGCGGCAATAGGTCGCATGACAGGCGACAGATCTTCCAGCTTGAGAGCCAGATCGCCGAGACGTTGATTGATCTCGGCATTGTCGATGGTGACGGTAAGATCGATCATCAGTTGTATTCCATGCCGTTGTTGATAGACATCAAAGAGGTATTTGAAGCCGATTTGAATGGTGTAAAATCGGTGTCAGCAGGCCGGGTCGAGATCGTGGTGCCAGTCAGGGCATAACCTCGTGAAGGGTCTTGGTGGAGCTGACTCTCCATTTCGAGACGAGACGCCCGGCCTGTCATTCCCCCTTTCATTTCCAAGAATCTATCTGTTGGTTCCAGATCAATGCGCCTGTGCGCTGCTTGTTCAGGCGGCGATCATCGGCATTGATGATGTTCCAGACCACTGCGCCGTCAGCGTTGACGCGCACCACCACCAGAAGATCCGAGCGGCCCTGAAACAGGCCGATGTACCGGCGCCTCAGGCTGCCGTCATCGTATTGCGTGGCCCAGATTTCAAAGGGGCTTACCAGCGTCGGCATTACGTATCGTGCATAGCGCTCACGTGCGGCATCACGTTTTTCCACTGAATGACGAAGCAGGTCGTACTGGATCGGAACCGTCTCAATCGGCGTTTGGACGAGTCGAGTCGGAGAGTCTGGTGAAACACCGAACTCGTGGGCAATCAAGGTAAACGCAGATTCCACATCGGGCTGGGCAGGCAGCAGCTTGGGCGCGGCCAGACGCTGGCTGTCGGGCACGGCTCGCAGATCAGGCAGGTTCATGTCATGCCAGGTCGGTTGACCTGGCATGAACCGAGCGGTCGCGGCGATCCCTGCGGGCTTTGCAGCATCGGCAGGCAGATCCGGCAACGATCCGATCGGGTCAAACGGATCACCGCCACCGGGATTGAACCCAAAGCCTGGCGCAGGCCCGATATCCACCGGCTTGCCGTCATGGCCGATGGTGCGCAGTACGGTGCCCGGCCGCTCGATGATCTCTCCGGTGCGTTGATCCACCCCGTAGGGCTGCATCACGGTATGCAGATGCCCGGCGCTGGATTCCACTTCTCGGCCGGAGCGCTTAACGCCGGATTCCGACAGCGCCCGCACCCGGCAGCGACAGTTACAGGCCCACGGTGGCCAGTGGGTCTGCCAGATCGGATCGTCGTAGCGGAAGATCCTCCCGTTCATGGCCGCATGGGTGTGGCGCGTGCGTGAATCCATCACAGCCAGATACTGGAAATAAGGCTGGTAATCGACATTCGCCATAAACTGCCGCCAGCGCCCCGCCATCATCGCGGACTGCACATTGGTGCGATAAATCATCTTCAGCCGCGCCGGGCTGCCCAGATGAATCCGTTGCGCTCCGCCCGCCGCATCCACCGCGACTTGTGTTCCCCACCAGCCTTTCGCCTGCAAGATCGGCGTCAGCTTCTTGACGAAATCGGCCTCGGTGGTGCCGTCTTTCAGCGCCGAATCCAAGCCCGACCGCAGATCCTTGAGAATATCGAGCCGTGCCGAATTTGAAGCCGCAAACGCCCGCCCACGCATCGCGTCTGCGGTCTCGCGCCAATCCCAGGTGATTTTGTGGCCGAGGGACTCGAAATATTCGATCGCCGCCTTCGGCTGCAGCTTGAAGGCATAGCCGAGATCAGGCGTTGCCGGCATCGTCCGCTTCCTGATTAGCGATCAGCCGTCCCCAAGTGTCCGCGACAAACAGCAGCCGCGTCATCGTATCCACCAACCGCGCCGGGTCCATCTTCGGATACGCCTCGCCCAGCGTGGCCAGCAGCGTGGTCGGATCGCGGCGCGCCATCTCCAACACCGGCTGCAGAATCGGCGCCATCAGCGTCGATTGATCTTCGTTGCCGATGGCATCGATCGCCGCGTCCAGCGCGGTCTGATCCGGGAATTGATCGGCGGCGGAGAATTGAACGCCGGTGCCGGGTAGCGGCGGTACGGGGGCTGGCGCATGCAGCGCGTCGTTCGGGTCTTTCGGATTGGCCAGCGTGATGCCAAGATCCTCCGCCATCGCCTTGCGGCTGGGTGCGCCGCCGGCGTCGATGAAAATCTTGTAGACATTGGCGCGGTCGGTGGTGGCCTCGTTATCGCCCACAAAATCGCTGGTCGGCGGCACCGCATCCGGCCCAAGATTCACCCGCGTGATCAGCGCCCACAGATGATCCAGCGTGCGCGCCACGCGCTGGATGATGCCCTGATTCACATTGCCGCCGCGCTCGGCATGGGTCTGGCTGGCGGCACGCGAGCCGCCGCCCTGTCCGGTTTGCTCGGTGGCCAGCGTCTGGCTGGTCAGCGCCTTGCTCATTTCGGCGTTGCAGGTATCGATCAGCACCTTCTGCTGCAGCTGGCTGCGGCCGCTGATGCCAACCTCTTTCAGCTCGATGTCGCTGCCGTCTTCCAGCGCCGCATAACCGGCCTCCACCAGGTTCTCCAGCGCCGCTTCCAGCGCGTCGATGGTCTCCTTGCTCGCGCCCACCGGATACTTGCCGACCGGAAACGGAATGCCGAAACGCTCGCAGAATTTCACAAACCATCGGAAGCCGGCATGCTTGAACGTATACGGCCAGAAGCACGACGAGAACAACGAAATGCCATAGGGTTGGTCGTAGCTGGCCATGTGCCGATCGACCAGAAAATATAGTTCCTCCGCCGGCAGCCCGAATAACGGATCGTCACGCGTCAGCACGCGCAACTCGCCGAAACCGTTAAAGTGGAAGCGTCGCTTCGGTCGATCCAAAATCCGCTCGGGCAGGAATAAGTCACCCTGCTTTTCCCACACGATCTCCTGCACCGAAAGCCCACGAAATGTGCTCTGGGCGATGTTCCAGAACACGTCGGGCCACGCCGTATAAGGCGCTGGCGAACGATCAAGAAAGCCCTGGCACAGATCGAACGCGCGCCGATCCACCCGCTTGTCGCCGCCGGACGTCAAGGTATGCGTATAGCGCAGCAGATCGGCCTGGATCGAACGCAGCTCGCCGATCACATGCGCGTCGCTCTGGATCGCGCTGAACACGTCCTCGCTGCGGCCTGAGCGGCGCAGGATCGGGTCCGGATTGGGCAGGATGGAGATGGCCGCAAAGAAACGCGGATCGGTATTGCGACCGGCAATCTCGCCGGGCGTCGGGGTGCCTTGCAGGCGTATCAGGTCATCACTCATATCAGTCTCCGTAGCCGGCCAGCAGCTTGTCCACCGCTGGACGGTTGCCGATGCGCAGACCGGCCGCACCGCCGCGGCCGCGCTGGGCCAGCGTCCACAGCATGTGCAGCGCATCCGGGCCGTCGTCGTGGTCTGCTTTGGGAAAATGGCGCAGCTGCTCGATCAGCGCGCGCTGGCTGGAATGCACGCGGATCAAGCCATTGGCCATGTGCGGCTGCAGGCTCTCGATGCGCAGCGTCTTGTCCGCATGCGGCGTCACCGGCCGAGCCGGTACCGGAATCCCGCGCGCGGCGGATCGGCGCACCAACTCCTGACGCATGAACTCCTGGAACTGCACCGCCTCGAACGCCCAGGCGAGACAGTGATACTCGGCCTGTAGCGCGATGATGTCCTCGATGATCCGGTCGGGCAGACGCTTGGCGATCCGCGCTTCCACCACATCCAGCGTCACCAGGTTGCGCTTGCGGTTAACGCCGCCGATCAGGATGGCGCTGGGGTCGCGACTGGCGCCACGCTTGCCCAGGCTCGGATCGCAGGCGCCGTAGAACACCCAGCCGGCGTCGCGCTCCACCCAGAAGTTGATGCAGGCCGCAAACGGCGCATCGTCGCCCGACACCGGATCGTTCTGATACTCGGAATCGAAAGCGGAATGTCCGTCACGGGCGCGGATCAGCATCAGCTGCATGATGGGCCGCGCCGCCGGCCAGCTCACCTGACTGCCGGCATCCATCTGCACCTGACGCGTGGCATAGAACGCCATCGCCGCATCCAGCCCTTCTTGCAGCAGCACTTCCTCCCAGCGATCCCAGCACGCCATATCGTCGGGCCACTGAATCACCGCCTGGAAGCGCTTCGAACGCCACAGCGGGTTATGCAGCAGCCGCGACAGCAGCGAGTCGTAATGCAGCACCGTGCCGATCACGATCACATCCATCGTGCCCTCGGCCGCGCCCAGCTGCAGCACCGTGCGCGTTAGCCAGTTTTGCAGCTTGTCGCGCTGCTCCGGGCTGCGCACGTTCTCGTCGTTTTCCAGATCGTCGCAGATCGCCAGATCGGGCCGATGCGGGCCATGCCGCAAGCCGCGCATGCGCTTGCCGGAACCAAAGGACTGCACCTTGCGATTATCCGGCGTCACAATCACCCCGGCCTGCCAGACCCGGCCGGCGCCGGTGGTCTGCGGGTAATCCATCAGCAACCGCGCATTGGCTTCCAGCTCGGCTTTCACCGATTCCAGCATCGTCGCCGCCAACTCAGAGGCGTCCATGATAATGACCGGGAAATGCTTGCGGCCGGTGACCAGGCACCAGATCAGGAAAATGAGCGAGACGTTGGTGCTCTTGGCCTCGCCGCGCGGCGCGGCAATGGCGTCGTGCTCGCCGCGTGGCGAGTCCACGATCTCCGGCAGCCGCGCATCCAGAAAGTCATGCAGCACCGAGTTGGGCTGGGTGCAGTAATGCGGGAAATAGGTGCGTTTGAAGAACGCATAATCGGCCTGTGAGCGGGCCACCCGTTCCTGCCGCGCCGCCTCGCTGGGCGCAAAGCCATCCACCGCCGCCTCGATCGCCGCGCGCTGCTGCGCACTGAACTCACCCAGCTCGCGCAGGAAGTCACGTCGGGTCAGCCGCGGCAGCTTCATTTTCCAAACTGCTCGGCCAACCGCTGCCCGAACGGCTCGATGATCTCCAGCAACGCCGCCTGATGCTGCGGAAACTGCTCAGTCACGAAGTCCGCCAGCAGCCGCAGCACGTCCATCGCCCAGCCCAGCCGCGCAATAGTCGGGTCCACCGCGCCGCTGGCTTTCACCGTCTTGGTATAGGCGTCACTGAGTCGTGATATCGCCTCGGCTTTCTGACCGGCGCTCAGCGTGCAATCGCGCAGCTCGCCGATGGTCGACTTGAACAGCGGCACGAACTCCGCCAGCACGATCCGCGTCAGCTCCTGCACGCCACCGTCGCTCACCTGCTCGGCCAGCCGCGCACGATCCCAGTCGTCGCCGCGATGGGCGGAGTCCGCTTTCCAGGTGCGCGCGGTGGAATAACTCACCCCCACGCTCAGCGCCGCCGCCGTCAGCGGCTGCCGGTCGATCACATAAGACCGCCGCAACGCCGACCGCTTCATCCGTTCGTGCGCCATCGGATCAGTGTTGCAGCAGGTATTTGACGACCTCGATACCGGCAGCGATCACGCCGCCGGACGCGCCGCCCGAGATCCCCGCGCGGCGTGCGATCCGCTCACCAGCGCTGTCCAGCCGCGCCGCCGTATCCGTCGCCTGATTCACCGCTTCGTCAGCCTTGCGCGCGATATCCCGCAGATCAGACTCCTGTGCATCCAGACGTTTGCCGATGCCAGTGGTCAGATCATCCAGCCGTGAGTTGGTCGACGCGTGCATCGTGGTGTTGGCGCGCTGCATATCGTCGATGCGACGATTCACGTTCTCATGCTGATGGCGCATCATCTCGCTGACACCGGTCAGCAGCCCCTTGATCTCGCCGATATCCGACATCATTTTTGTGTTCATGGGTTGCGCTACATCGTCCGTTGTGCTCATGGCTCCCGATCTCGTTTGTGGTCATTTGGAACAGCCCCCGACGCAGAGTCGACAGCCCATTTGGAAAGTGCGTCATGCCGGGCCTGGCACTGGTGATACAGCCCCGTGATCTGCACGTGATTGGCCAGCAGGCTCAGAGCGGGCCACGGATAATCGGACAGTGTCGTAAGTGGGAACTCTGCTTTAATCATGGGCGCCGCAAGGCGCTCCTAGGAGCAGAAGACGATGAGACGACCCCGCAGGAATCACACCGCGGCATTC